CCTTTCTAAGGTAGTTGGGTTTCTTCTGTAGTTATTTATTGTCTACTTCTTTTTAAGACAAAAAAATAGGCGCACTAGGCGCCTATTTTAATTACTTTAAAGTAAAACTTAGCTGAAGCTTACTGCTGTGTCAGTAATAGCAACATTACCTAAGTAATCTGCTGCGTTACCAAGCGATGATGCTGTGTTGTTTAACTCAACATATCCGTAACGTGTCATAAATGACACTGTTGGTTCGAATGATGTTGGGTCAAGCACAACGCCTGAGCTCATTAGCGGGATGTATGGGCAATAGAATGCCGCTGCATCTGATTCGCTTGAACCTTTGTAGCCGATTAGCACTGGTGCTGTGTCAGCTGCATATGTGTTAACATATACTTTCATTGCGTTGTTCAAAGTACCAACCATTTTTGTGTTTGTTGGTGCTTCAAAAGTACCTTCTGTAGTACGTGCAAATGCACTTGTAGTAGCAGACTGTAGGATAGTTAGTGCAAATGGTGATACCACTGCCCAGTTACCTGCGCCACGACGTGTACGTTGTGCAATCAAGTTACTTACGCGGTTGATTTGTACTGCTAGTGCAGCATGCTCGTCACCTACGAAAGTAGCTGTACCACTTACGGCTGTTTGGTCATAACTTTGTGCAGCAGCGCCACTCAACGTTATTAGTGAACCAATTACTTCTTGGTCAATCTCAGCAGTAATCTCTTGTGCAAGAGCTGCCATGATTTCTGCTTCAACGTCAATACCGTGCATAGACTGTGCGTCTTGTGCAGCTTCAAACGTCCAGCGAGCTGACAATTTACGTGTCTTAGCTTCTACTGTCTGCTTCAAGATTTGAATTGACATTTTACGTCCAGCAGCACCTTCTAGAGCAGCAGTAGTTGCAGCTTTAGCAGTTGCAGCATCACCTGAATATGCTTCAGCAATTTTGAATGGGCTTAGAGCCTCTTCGCCTGCTGTAGTATCAGTGTTGCCTGCTGATGTGTCATTCATAGTATCTGAATAACGTACACGTAGTGTGTGGATTTGACCAACTGGTCCAGTCATTGGTTGTACACCAACTAATTCGTTAGCAATAACTGTTGGCATAACACGACGGATAACTGGTAGGATTACACGGTTAAGTGTAGCTACGTTACCTGCTGAAGTTGCGCCTGCTGTTGCACTCTCTGACAAATATCTGCGAGTGTTTTCTAGTGTAGCAGCCATAACAGATTTCTTGTTGCCTTGCAGGCCTTCAAGAAGTGCGTTTTTGGTGTCTACCCAGCGTGATTCTAGTAGTTCTGACATCATAATCTCCTTAATTTAATCCAGCAAGACGACGAATGTCTAATACATTGTTGTTTGGTTCGTCTGCTTTAGTTGTCATTTTTGGTTGTTCCGTACGGTTGCCTGTGATTTCTTTGCCTTCAGTAAGGGGTGCCTTACGCTTTGCTGGAGTATTGCCGTCAATAACTGATGGTAAGTACTTGTCAAAAGATTTTTGAAGTCTATCGGTTTGTACTGATTCCAGTAAGTCTGTCATAATCTCTCTTTGATCTTTGCCTAGTGGCGAAATCAATGAAGTCATAATCTTAGTTCTCTTTGCTGACTCAACTAAACGAGATTTCTCTTTGTTTGCTGATTCTGCAAGTGTTTTAGCTTTAGTAGCAAAAGTTTTAGCTTCTACTAATTGCTTGTCCTTTGCAGCAAGTACGCTCATAAGCTTGTTAACTTCTGAATTTTCATTCAAGTGCGAAGTTGTATACTCATTAGCAAATGCTTCAAATATCTTACGACCAAAGTCGTTGCTTCGTGCTGCGTCAATATCTTCTTTCAATGCATGGATTTCACTTTTAAGTGATTTGCCAACCATTTCAGATACTGCTGTAGCACTTCTTTCGATAAAGTTAGTTTTAACTTTAGCGAAGTGTGTTTTAGCTTCACGTACTAAACGTACTTTTGTTTCAGCTAAGTCTTTCTTGTCTTCATTGAATTCTGCAATTTCACCTGCTAGAGACTCAACAACAAACTCTTCAAGCTTGGCATATGATTCAGCCATTGCTTTCTTGTCTGCTCTTAATTCTTTAATTTCAGCTGCTAAGTTTTCAGCAACGAAACCCTTTAGTAGATCTGCATTTTCACGCATTGCAATAGCATATTTTGCTTTTGCTTCTGCTAGTTGCTTGCGGTCTTCTGCAAACTCTGCGATCTCTTCAGCAAGACGCTCAGATAGTAGTGAGTCAATAGCTTCAACCATAGTTGACTTATCGTGCTCATACTTTTGTGCAAACTCTTCACGTAACTCAGCAGTTGCCTGCATCTTGTTTTCTTGAACTTTTGCATCCCAAGCTTCTTCAATTTGTTCTCTAATCTCAGATGAAACAACATCGTTTTCAAATAGAGTTTTTAGTGCATCTATCATTACATTCTCCTGTTTCATTGGAGTTTACTAATCATGTTGATTAGTGATTCCTTAAGATACTTTTGTGCCTTAGTGTCGTGTTTTGTTGCCTGTGCTAATTCGTATGCCTTCATTCCCCCACGTGCATTCATTAAATGTTCATAAATTGGTGTAGGATATGCACCAGGGGCGCTAGGCTGAGCCACAACGTCCACAGTGATTATTTCAAAGTCAGA